CCCAGATACACCACCAAATACACTACCTGAAACCAGTGCATTAAAAATGTATGAACCCGTATCAACATAACTTTCAGTCTCATCAATATCGGAAGCAAGTTGTGTATACTCACCACCAATTTCTTTTACAATATCTTTAAGAAAATCCATTAGGCAACCATCCCGTATTCTTCACGAAGTATTTTTTTATAAGGCAAACCTTGTTCTCTAAGTTCTTTTACCAATTTAAGTTTGTGGTAAAGAGCGGCATCTCCTCCAAATCCAAGTGCTTTTACAATTGTATTCAATTCTTTATCATTAATGGGCAAATCCATTAGGCGAAAAATAGTTCAAGGTTTACAGTTTTTTCCATATTCCACCCAATCACATCCAAAATGGATTTAAGGGGATCTATGAAACTCTTCTCAAATTGTAATTCATAGTCGATGTATTTGTCAAGACCAAGTTCCTTAGGAAAATCTTGAATGAATGAAATTACATTTTCTTGAATTATATTTGGTTTTTTGAGAAAAATATATTTAACTTTCTCACCATTATTAATAAGTGAGTATTTGTTTGTCAGTTTCTTTTCTTTTATGTAATGATTAAACAAAAGTGCTCCACGAACTTGAATTGGTGTTTTGGGAGCATAAATGGTTGAAGATGAATGATATTTGCGAACATCAGATGCAGACCTAGGAAAAGCAATTTGTTCTGGGGGAAGAGACTTAAATTGTTCTCGACATTTTTCAATGAAGTTAATCATATCTTCTTCGGACCCACTCATCATAATGTTGAATGATTCTTTCAACATTTTTCGGCAAGGTGCTGGTGTAGAAGATTTAATTGCTTCAATACCTTTGATTTTAAGTTTAGGTTCTTCATAGCGAACACCTTCACTATCCCACACACTTAGAATGTATCTCTTCTTCGCAGTCCAAATACCACGTTCAGCAATACACTCACGCTTCATAATCATTTTTTGATCATAAGCATTTACGTATTCTGCCAATTCTTGGTAAGAATTTTCAATATACTTTTCAAATTCCACTTGACAGACCTTATCAAGGAACGAAACAATGCTTTGAGTAGTTTTCTCTCTTCCCGAGAATACAGTTTCAACCAAAGGACCCATATTAACGTAAAGAGAATCAGTATCAGAAGCAATAACATAATCTACATCTCCACTTTTAAGAATTTTATTCAAGTAAGAATTAACTTTGTTCATAATCCACTGAATAGAAAGTTGTCCAGACAGTGTGATTGCTTCTGCGTTTGCTAGTTTAAAATAACGAAAATACTGATTACCAATGGCACCATAAGCAGAGTTAAGTTGAATCTTTCTTGCCATTTGAATGTTGTTGCATCGGGCAATCTCTTTTTCCAACTCCTTTGTCTTTTTCTTTTCATATTCTTGCTCTGCCGCAAGCATCTTCTTCTTGAAAATTACACGTTCATTGTAAATCTTTTCCATCAATTCTGGAAGAAATCCACGAACATCCTTACGGTACATTGCACCATTAGCACAAACGGCATAATCTTTATAAAGTTCAAAGGTAAGATCTTTATTCAAGATCTTATCTACATTTACAGATGGATGCCTTTCATCCAGAAGAGTCTCTGGTGAAATATTGTATTGCATAATGAGGTGAGGATACAGTGAGTTAAGGTCAAAACTCACAACCCAATCATACTTACCAGGAATAGGTTCTTTTACATAAGCACCTTCATACTTCTCATCTTTTGCAGAGCGTTCTTTTGGCGGAATAACAATATTTCTTTTCTTCAAATAGTTGTAGATAATTGTATCCCACATTCGCACTTGCGAAAACACATCCTCATAGTTTGCCTTGGCATCATATGCCATCGTAAGAGCAAGTTCAATCAATTTCATCTTGTCTTCCATTCGGTCAACAAGTTCCACGTCTTTGATGTTGTACTCTACAAACTTTTGCCAACCTTTGGTGTAGAAATCCTTGAAGGTATCAAACTCAGAGTGATCTAGTTTTTTCTGCCCGAGTTCAACCTCAGCAATATAATCAAGGCGATAAGATTCTTGCGCTTTATAAGTAAACTTCTTATAAAGATCCAAATAATCTAACTGTGAAATTCCACCAATGTCATAGCAAACGTGCTTACGTCCAGAAATATATGTTTCATCTTCTGTTACTAGACCCCATGGTGATAACCTTTTCATAAGTTTCTCACCAAGAACACGATCAATACGTCGGACAAGATATGGAATATCATATAACTTACTATTCCACCCAGTCACAACTTCTGGAGTATTAGTCTCAACCATCCACCAATTAATGAAGTTATTGAGTAGATCATATTCATTGGAAAAAGATCGATACTCAACATTTTTCTGTTGATTATTAAAAGGACCTTGACCCCAAGTACGAATCTTTTTAGAAGAATAATCTTGGATGGTAATGAGAAGTACTTCCTCAGCAGCAGATTCTACATCAGGGAATCCATTTTCAGATGCAACCTCAATATCCAAAGTAGTAAGTTTAATTTTACTAATATCAAACTTTAACTCATCATCAGGATACATTTCAGAAATATACTGATAGATGTATTGAGTGTTTCCAAAAATCTTGAAGTTTTCTACGCCATCATATTTTTTTACAAACTCACGACAATCACGAACAGAACCAGGTTGAACTGATTCGACATAATCCCCATTCAAGGTTTGATATTTGGTTTTTTTATTTGCGGGGACAAAAAGAGTCGGGTTAAACTTCTCGCGAGTCATAAAGTGTTTACCATCTTCATAACCACGAACAAGGAAGTTATCCCCGACCATTTGAACGTTAGTGTAAAATCTCATCAGGCAGTTAGTTCAAGATACTTTTCAATAATTTCTAATTTTGGATCAGCGATTGTTAGAATGTCGCTAGATCTAATCATATATTCCGTTTGTTCAGAAGCACCAACCCAAGGTGTCATATTTTCCAAGTCTTGAAAACGATATGGATTAATAAGTTTACAATCAGGTTCACCAATATCTGCTGATAACTCTATGATCTCAGTGATTAAAAGCACATCTACATTGAGCAAAATACATTTTACAATTCTATCACTCATCTTTTACAACCTCCGTTTCAGTTACTTCTAATGAATTTCCAGTTTTTTCCCTATACATATCTTCCACAGAGAGAATTGGATCACAAATTGTAATGATGTAGTCTTTTGCCACAACAAACTCCTTATCTTTCGATAAAATTAACCAAGGAGTAAGAACTACATCAATTTCATAATTAGACTTTCCAGTATCACTTTCTGTAAGTACCATCTTTTCTTTTGTTTCTACAAAATGAGGATTTGCCAAAAGATATCCACACGCAATTTCATCAGAAACAATTTCTTTTGCATCTGTAATAATTGTTTCCCCCGTTTTGAGGAGCATTAATTTTATAGTCATTTTGTTCCTATTACCCTCAAATATTTTAGCAAGAAAAAGGGGAGGTGTCAACTGGATTTTGCCAGTTACCTCCCCTATGGCGTAGCGCCGACGATATTTGGGATTACCCGAAATATTTAGAGATAATCTTTGCGCTTATGATGATCGGGAACAATTCTACCGAGAGTGATGTTTAAAAGACCATCCTCAAAATCAACTGATCTAACTTCCGTATCATCAGAGAGTGTCCACGCTCTCTTAAAACTTCTTTGAGCCAAACCTTTGTGGAGATAGTTGGACTCTGTTTCTTTATCTTCTTTTTGACCCTCCACAAAGAGTTTGCCGTCTTGTGTGTAGACATAGACTTCTTTTTTCTTAAATCCAGCAAGAGCAAGTTCTAAACGCGATTCTACGTTACTGACTTGAACAAGATTGTAAGGGGGATAATTGGAAGTTGTTTCATGAATTTTAGAAATACGATCAAAGTATTCATCCATTCCAATACTATTACGGGCGATCCTATCCATTAAGGCAGGCAAATCCGCAGCAGTATACCTTGTAAGATTGGTCATTATGGTAGCTCCTTTTAAAGCGAGTTTGTGTTTTGTGGACCCCGAAGGCGTCCGTAATATTATATAGTAGATAGCATTAAAAAAGGGAGTGTTGAACTCCCTACAAAATCATTCGGTTTCTTCAACCCTTTTCTTCTTTGCACCAATATTATACTTGGTTTCCAGAATCCAATCACCCTTGTCCTTATAGGCAAGAACCTTAATTTGGTTCAATGGAGCAATATCTTGAATCTTAGTTACGTCAACAATTGTAATCAAACCCCAATCAGCAAGCAGTTGGGCAATACGATTGCGACGTTGAACATCATTCACAGTCAGGTTAGCGTGTTTGCCATCAAGAGCAAACAGTTCCTTAAAGTGAACGAGATAATATCTACCTTGCTTGTGTAGAATATGACAAGACTGATAGATTTTCTTTTCCTTTCGTGATGCGACTCCAATACGAGTCAAAGTTTCGCGTACCTTCAAAAAGTCGTCTGGTTCGTTTAGAACCACTTCAACCATTTGATCGGGCGTCCACTTCACTTCAGGTTCTTGAACGACACTCATTTTGTTCCTCCAGTTTCAAATTTCGATTTTATAAATGTTAGTTGTTCTTTTGTAAGAATCCTCAAAGCTTGTTTTGCCTTTTCATTACTATATCCATAGTAACGTTTAACATAATCAAGGTCTTTGATTGTATCTTTTCGGAGCCAGGGAGAAAATCTCTTCTTTTTCCTCAGACTATTTATAAAAAAGTCATACTGCATTTTCTTTGGAAGAAAATGATACTGATTCATTTCATTGGCATACATTACACAATCAATATGTCCAGAAAGGCAACGATTGATAATGTAAGGGGCATATTCTTTCTCTAATGAGGGATCCTCATCAATCAGATGATTCTTCGTTTGGTTGATCGAGTTTAACCAGTCCTTCAATTCCATAATTAAATAGCAACAGTTCCTTACGTTGTTTTTGCTCACGCATATATTCGCCCACCGAACGCATTGTGTAAGTTAGATCAAACTCACCAGTGCTCCAATCTTTAAACCTATCCTTTACAAGTTGATCAGAATTATAACTTACCAGTTGATCCATATTATTAGTATCACAATCGGCAGCAAACTTATCGTGATCAAATCCTTTGTGCATTGATCCCTTATTCCCATAGAGATTATCCTTAATGTCATAAGGAGGATCGAGATACATAAAAGCACCCTTATTTCCATCCATCAGATAATCGTAGGAGTAATTAGTTATACGCCATTTTGAAATCAACGAAGAATACGCAGGCAGTTTCTCGATCCCTCGCATAGAGAAGTTGGAATTCGATGCCTGTTCTGAAAATGATGAACTCTCTGTGAGACCACTGAAACTGCACTTATTGACAACATAGAAAGCCACAGCACGATCAAGACTGGGCAGAGTTTGGTCATTGACCTTCTCCTTGGAAACTAGAAAAAGTTGTCTTGCTTTATCGGGAGTATTACAAGTACTTTTAAGAGTAGAAAGAGCATTGGACAGATCAGTACCAAACATCTGGAGTTGTTGCCAGAAGTTTACAAGAGGTTCATAAAGATCATTCACCCAAATATCTAGGTTAGGATATTTTTTTGTGATGTAAATCGAAACACTACCACCACCAAGAAATGGTTCACGGAACTCATCGTAGTTTCTAAGATCTGGGAAATATGGATCCATCTTGACGCAAGCGCGGGACTTACCGCCAGGATAACGAAGAGGGGTTTTCAAGGATTTCATAGTTTAAAAATTTCGTCAACAATAGTATTATATAATGAGCGAACTTTATCAACAGAAGCAGGTTTAATATCTTTTGCAAGATAAGTCATATTAGTTTTATCAACTTTAAGTTTTATACCATCAGTTGTAGTTCGCCATCTTTTAATTGAATTTTCATAATCAGTATAGGCAATAGCATTTCTAGTTTGATCAATCAAAATCATATAATCATACGTTTTTTTAGGACCACTTTTATTACCCATAAAATTCTTTAAAGTAAATTCGTCGGTCCATATAGTGCGATTAGTTTGAAAAAGATTATCTTGACCCTTACACTCATACCGAGTTTTTGTTATAGGGCATTCAAAATCTCTACCCAGAGTAGTATCTAAACCAACATACTTAAGATTGCTGGTTTTTTCAATTGCTTTCTCAATAAGAATTGCCCTACTAAATCTCAATCCACCGTGCCTCAGTTCACGACTTGCATGAACTATACCCATAATCATTTCAAAATCAAATTCAATTTTAGTTTTCATAATCAGGTTTGTTATACTTAAGGTATTCAAAAAAAGTAAGTTTCATTTCTTTCTGTGTCATTCCACAATGCTTTGCTGCCTGGGGAAGATTCATTTTAGAGTAAAAGAGTGCCTCATTTGCCTCCTTTACATTCTCAGGAGTAGTCTTTACGGGATATTCCTTTAAGTATTTAATATCAATCTTATAAGGATTCATTTAAACTCACACTCCACCATAATTTCAGTAAGAGCAGCGAGAAGATTTATTTCCTGGTCAGCCACGAACGCACATTGGTATTGATACTTAGCAATAATAAGAACGGCAGCAGGGATAGTTGCGGGTGAAAGGCAATCATAGCAGGCGTCATAAACCCTGCGAAGTAGACTAGAAACATCGTTGTCCAGGTTGGAGACCACCCACTTTCGGACCTCAGTAAAGTTCTTATCTTTGAGATTTTTGATGAGTTCATTTACAGAGATGTCCGAGAAAGATGCAAGAATCCCAGAGTCAATTTCTCCTCCCACCGAATACCTTTGACATTCATTAAGAACTCTCCGCCAATCTGGGAAATGTTTGTTGATGAGTTCTGCAATGACTTTCGGATCATATCTGACGCCTTCCGCATCCAGGATGTTTTGTAGACGCTTGAAGAAGGATCCTGCCAGTGTGGTTTTTTCTTTCCCTTTGATCCCAAAGTCGATAACGGCGCAACGGGAATGTAGGGGTTCGATGATTTTGTTTTTGTAGTTACAGGTAAAGATGAATCGACAATTACCAGCAAATTCCTCAACAAACGCCCTAAGGAGGAGTTGTACGTCGTTCCCTGTGTTATCTGCTTCGTCAATGATGACGACTTTGTGTTTAGCATCTGACGAAAGTGAGACGGTCGAAGCGAAGTTCTTCGCATTGTTTCTGACAGTATCGAGGAATCTACCCTCGTCGGATCCATTGATGACATAAACATCTACTCCAAGTTCATTACATAGTGCCTTAGCAACTGTGGTCTTACCAATACCAGGAGGACCAGCAAGAAGCATATTTGGAATTTCACCCTTATTTAGA